GGACAGTAATTACTTCAAATGTTTGATCGGTAAAATTTGCTGTTGTAAAACTTGTTGCTCCACCACCCGGTAGAGTAACAGACTCAAATAAAAAATAATCACCAGATACTAATCCATGTGCTGTCTTATTAATTGTAACGGATGACTGGCCATTAACAGATGTGAATGAAGCTCCAGTAAGACCTGTCTCTAATGGAGTAACATCATAAAAAGCATCTTCATAATAGATTAACAAAACTTTAGATGTGCCTATAGCTGCATACTTTCTACCCTGAAGATCAGTCCATGTATGTTGAGCACGTGCCGGACCTGCAATGGTTTGACCACCTATGGCAGCAAAACCACCAATTTTTTCTGGTTGTGAATATCTAAATCTAACAAAATCACCATCTATCCATCTACCCTCTGCTCCTGAAGGTGTATCAGTTTTGTCAAAACCAGGTAGTAATTTTACATTTGTAAGAGGCATACTCTATTTTACACCATGTTAAAGCTTCTTCCAAGTCGTTGGTGATGGCATGTTATGTTCAGATTTTAAGCCTTTTCTCATGGTAAGTAAGACATCTCCAGATATAGAAATACGTGGCTCTTCTTTTTTATTTATACCTGTCTCATGAAATAACATAGATGGAAATATTACAATATTACCGGTCTTTGCTGGATATTCTGCTTTAGCAAAATTTACTTCATCCCATTTTTTAAAATAAGGATCTCTTTTCGGAATACTTAAACCAACTTTATGTGCTTCATCATCCAAGAAAAAAAGATTGCCTTGTTCATTTGCTTCGACATAATACACGAAACTAAAATGACTTGTCATGTGTCTATGATATGCAATGAATTGGTCTTTATCAGAATAAGTTGCCCACGATTTAGTTATATATAATTCAAACAATTCAAGATCATAATGTTGACGATGAAGTGCAGCTATAATTGCTTGTGTAATTTCATCATATAATTTTTTAAATTTTTCATTCAAATGTAAATTATCATCAATACTTTGAAGATCTTTACCTTTGATATCCGTTGTCCGTGCATACTGAGAGTTTGTTGCTGTAACGTCTTTTTTTAATATAGGTAATATTTCTTTATTTATTTTTTCAAAATTTTGAATTTGTGATATGTAAATCGGATAACCAAACCATTTACTAATGTTTGTCATCAACAAACTATACTAAAGTATACGTAAAAATCTATAAACAATTTCTCCATCACCACCTGCAGCACCACTTGTAGATCCACCACTTACTTGAGCAGCTCCACCGCCACCTCCAGAACCTCTAGTGCCTGGTGTACCATTTGTTCCTGACCCACTTGAAGAACCTCCTGCTCCACCAGTGATACCGCCATCATATGAGTCTGCCCCAGAAAAACCACTTATTCGACAATTATCACCACCACAATTACCTGAACCAGATAGACTTCCTGTTGCACCACCACCGCTATCATTAAAAGTTCCAGCAGGTCCTGAAGTGTTTGTATTTACATTTTTAGTTGTGCCATCACTATCTCTAAACGTTCCTGTGCTAACACTTGAAGCTACAGTCGCTGTGCCTGGTGTGCCAGCTGTATTTGTTCGTAAGGGACCTTGCACACCTCCTCCAGTGCCTGACGATCCACCACCTCCAGTAAGTGTAAATAAAGATCCAGCAGAAGATCCTGATAAAGTTGTTGACGTTCCACTACTAGCTGTTGTGTTAAATTTTACTCCTGTCCCTGCAGCTCCACCTGATCCAATTGCATAAGTTAAAGTTTCTCCACCTGTAATAGAAAATATTTTATCAGATACATATCCTCCTGAACCACCTCCTGCTCCTGCAGATTCTCCTCCTGCTTTATCATAATCAGATCCACTGACTGCGCCACCGCCACCACCTACAGCAGCTTGTATATGAATTGCATTAGAGTTATCTGGTGCAACAAATGTTCCAGACCCTGTAGATAATGTAACAAATGATGTAGCTTCAAAAGCACTAAATACCAATTGGTACGTGCCACCTACATTTGCATAAGCTTCGTTAACTTCTTGATAAGTACCACTTACATTTACAAATATTTGATTTGCTTGTTGAAAGCCACTTGAGTTTCTAACATACGACTCAGCCATTTAAACCTCTATGCGTATACGAACCAAAGATCTCCATCAGATCCTCCTGCAGGAGTTACATTAGTGGTGATTGTAAATTTTCTTTCAAGTTTATCTGCAGTGATTGCGTTGTTAGTAATTTTTACAGTTGAAATCACACCATCAGAAATCTTCGCTGTTACAATTTGGTTATCAGATATCTTTGCTGTAGTTATTTGATTGTCTGATATTTTTGCAGTTGTTACAGAATTATCTGAAAGAGACGCAGTAGCAACTAATCCACCCAATGTGCTTAAATCAATTCTTTTAATATTTGTACCATCTGAATAAGCTAAATGTCTTTTACCTTCATCTAAATTAAAACCAGTGCCACTTGAGGTTTTAAAAGTTATTGAACTTGTATTATGTGTTGTTTGATCATCTAAAATATAAATTTTTTCCATTGAATTAGGCACAGTAACATTAGTAGCCCCTGTTAAACTACCACCAAATCCAAGAACCATATTTCTTGCTTGTGAAATAGAACCATCATCCATTGTAAGTCCTATTGTAGTAGTGGTTACACTGATAGATTCATATCCTGCTATAGCTTGTTGTACTAAATTTAAATTAGTATTTGTTTTTGTACCCCATGTACCAGCGTTCTCACCAGTAGCCATTAGTTCTAATTTTAAATCTGTCGAAAATGTAGATGCCATATTTGTATTATAATCCTATTATGCAGCAATATCAACTTCAACCCAAACGTTGCTTACATTTGGATCTACGTTAGACCATGCAATAGTACCTATATTTCCTTCACTTATTGAGAGCTGTTGACCAGTCACATCCGCAGGCGTGTTGAGTTCCACAGTAACTGAATTAATAGCTGTTGTTAAATTTAAGCCAGTAACACTAGCTGTTACATCAATACTAATATCTACACTATCGTCAGAGATAGTTAGTAAGTTTGTTGTTGCACTTACATTTGCATCTCCTGTCATAGACAATGTGCCAGCAGAGGCAGTTAAATCTATACCCGTTACATTGACTGTAAATGTAGCATCTGCCGTACCAACTGCAGTAGTCATAGCTGCACCAGTTAATGGTGCATCTACTGCAATATCTATCTCAACACTTCCTACTGCTGTTTCTAATTCGTTTTCACCTTGAAGGACAACTGCTGTACCATCAGCTTGAATAGAATAAGGTCCAATGTTTGTAGTTAGAGATTGTCCTGTAGGGATGATATCAGGGTCAACCTGTATTGCACCCATTGTTGTTGTTGCTGTTACACCTGTAACTTGTATTGTAGGATTTGAAACAATACCGATACTTACTGAACCAATGGCACTTGTAAGAGCTATACCTGTTACTTCAACATTAGCATTAGTGCCGCCTAAAGCTGCAATTGGTGATTGTGCAATAGCTGTAATTCCTAACATATATCTCCATTAAGTGCGAGGGGTTGGTGATTGAGGTGGTAAAACCCCCCACACCATGAAATTATATCATTTCTTAAACCATGAAGGAAGACCTAGATGAGGACGTTTATCAAACATATTATATTTGGCACCTGGTGTTTTTCTATTATTATAGTGTAAAAATACTTGAATACATTCTTTACCTTTAAATTTCTCTCGCCAATGTTCTAATTCACAACCAGAATAGACTAACATGTCTCCTTGTTTTAAATCTACTCTTACACCTTTTTTACCAATCTCTCCTGAGGGTTCTAGGTATATTGGCCAATCATCTCCTGCTAAATTCATAGTAGTAGATATTTCACAACTAAATCTATCCTTGTGTCGTTTTAATTCATCACCTTTTTTATATATTCTTGCATATGTATATGCAGGGTATAATTTTAATCCTGTTGCTTTTTCCATACCTGGTTGACATTTAAGTAATAAAGTTTCCATAGCCATATTAGCATATTGAGAATAGGTATTTGGTATTTGGCCATCTGGCTCTTCATAATATCCAATGATAGTTTCAAAAGGTGAAAAGTATTTTGATGCTTTACAAGTGTCATATACTTGCTTTTGCATTGAAAAATAATTAGCTATGAAAGAGGCTAAGTCTTTTGATATTGCTTGACGAATAATTGTGTATTTATTTTTTTTAAAACTCATACTAATTAGTTTTAGTTATTGTAAAAGCTATAGTTAATCTTGGTTCATTTGTTTTATTTTTTGGAACATAATGTATTAAATTATCTGGAAAAAATAAAATGTCACCTTCTTTAATTTTTGGTGACTCTAAATATTCAAAAGATGTTTTTGAATGTTTTTTTGGATTAAATATTAAATAATGAACTGCTGTTAATCCACCGTTTTCTCCATGATGATGAGGTTCTTGATATTGTTCTTTTTTATAATAATTATACCAGATGTCACTTAAATAATATTTATCAATATTATATTTTTTAGAAACCCTTATGACTAACTTTTCATATTTTTCTTTTAAAAAACCATAATTAATTGAATGAACATTTTTATCATAACTATGCACGACATGACAATTACAATTCCATTTATTTTTATTTGGATATAAAGTGTAGTTTTTTTCTATATTTTCAATATTATTTTCTACAAATTTTTTAGTCCATTTTAAATTAGTTTTGTAAAATATATTATTAAACATCTTTTGCCATTTCTTTTGGAACAGCCTGTATGTTCCAATGTATAAATCTAAATGGTTCTTTACCATGATCTACTGCAAACTCATGTTGTAAATAACCAGGAAATATTATTAACATACCTGGTTTTGGTCGAATATGAAATTGTTCGTGACCAGGCCATATACCTTTAAGATTTGCTTTCATTTTTAATTTCGTGCATCTTGCACCTGTTTTTGGTTCATGAAATACAGGATAAGAAGTTTGATCACTACATTTTAAAAAATAAAAACCAGATACGTGTTGATTCCAATGTATGTGTGCAGAATGATGACCACCACCTTTTTTTGCAAACTCTTGCACCCATAGCTCACTAAATAGTGTTGTGTATTGTGACATGTCATAACCTTGATGATCTAAATACTCCCAAGATTTTTGTCCTACATAATTTCTAAAATCCAAAAATTCATTATCCATTGTAAGTGGAGTTGAGTGATAGGATCTTCCAAAGTCTCCAAATTTTTTTATGTATTCTTTTTCTCTCTTACGAGCATCGCTAATATATTTGTTACTTGCTTTGTTTAATGATTTAACAAACTCTGGTTTTTCCTCATTCCATATTATTGTTGGAAAATAACTATTTATAAACATTATCTAAAAGGCCTCCCTAAATGCCATACCACAAGACTATATCTTGTGCCTGATGTTACTGGTTTAACTCTATGCCACACAAAACTAGGAAATACAATAATAGATCCTTTGGGTAATATCTCTTTACATTGTATTCTATGTTTTGATTCGTCTCGCATATGTGGATCATAATCTCTAAAATCAAACTCTAGTTCACCACCTGTGTATTCTGATCCATCTGTTAATTGACAAGTCATTGATAATTTTCTAATCAGACCTTTTTCTGGTCCCTCTTTATCATAAGGTTTATTCCAA